ATAAAAATTGAATTTCATAATCGTTTGGACTTAGTCCACAAAAATCAGTAACAATTGTTTCGATTGCGAACGCATCTAAGCCATCTTGTTTAATCATTTCATGCACTATGGATGAAGATGTTTGATAACCATCCGGCTGCATAAATTCGATAGGGTTACAACCTTTAGCATAACGAATACCTGCATATTTTTTCCCCGTTGGGATGTGTCTAATGATATAAAAATACGGCATATAAATAGTTTCGCTGGACATAGCGCTCTCCTAGATTGTTAT